TATCAAAGCCAAGACGTGAGTTAGGTAACTTTGCTGTATGTCATTACGCAAAGTTTTCAAAGTATCGCATAGAACAACGTCTCATTAGCGACTTGGCGCCCTTGGAAGGCGTTGAAGTCGCTATTTTCGTACTGGACGATGCTCATACTTTGGAGGACCTTCTAGGGGCTTGTAGGGCTCTTGGCGAAGCTCACCCCGATTACATATTTTTAGATGATCATAAAGATGATTCAACTTTTATTAATGGCGTTCAAACAAATAACGGAAAGTATAATTTGATACTATGCCAGAATAAAAAGAAATTATTAGAGGCAAGAGAAAATCTTCATCAAACAGAGTATTACTCTTATTGGGATCAAGAGTTGTATAATCGGATCGTACAGGGATAGCAACCCCTTTAAAAGTTCTGTTTAACCTTACCGGAGAAAACAGATGGCTAACAGTCCAGTAGATAGAAGTGAAGAGTTTATTAAATCGGGTATGTCTCTGATTTCAGATTCTTCTTCAGATAAGTACCTAAAGAAGATTCATCAAAGTAAATATCAAATTCCAGAAGATCGTCTATCAAAACCATGCGGTGGTGCTGGTGGATTTGATGATTATGTAGAACGATTTGAGGAGTAATATAAATAATAAAAAAACTCCTTATGCTTACTTTTCAGACTTTTAAAGATCTGAATATTACATTCAAGCCTCATCCAGTTACAGCTGATTTAACAACTGTGAAGGATGAGGCAGCCATTAAGCAGGCAATTATTAATTTATTGTTAACAAATAGAGGAGAAAGACTTTTCGCTCCTCAAATTGGATCATCTTTAAGTAATTTATTATTTGAGATGTTAGATTATGGTACTGCTTCGTTAGTAAATACAGAAATTCAAAATACATTAAGATCATACGAACCAAGAATTAGAATTCTTTCATTATCAACAGATCCAAATTTTGATGATAATGGTTTTGATGTAGAATTAGTTTTTGAAGTTGTTGGTAGAGAAGACCTTCCAAGATCAATTAACTTCTTTTTAGAGAGAACACGATAAATGTCTTACGTTCAAATTAATAATCTAGATTTTAATGAAATTAGAGTTTCTCTTATTGAGTACTTAAGAGCACAATCTGATTTTACTGATTATGATTTTGAAGGATCAACTTTAAGTGTTTTAATTGATTTACTGGCGTATAACACCTATTACACGGCATTTAACACCAATATGGTGGTAAATGAGCTGTTCCTATCTTCAGCCACCCTCAGGGACAACGTAGTGTCCTTAGCAAAGCAATTAGGATACAAACCGAAGTCTATTACTGCTCCGGTTGCTTATGTTAACTTTGATGTAGTTTTTACAGAAACAGCTCCGACTGTGATTTTTCTGAAGAAAGGAACTGGGTTCACGACCATTTTTGATGATAACTTATATCAATATGTCGTAGTAGAAGATCAAGAATCTGCTGTTGTAAACGGAACTGCCAATTTTAGAACTGTACCAATATACGAAGGTAGTGTAGTTACCAATTCATATACAGTAAATAATGCTCTAAAGTCACAAAGATTTATCATTGATAATCCAGGAGCAGATATTTCTTCAATCCGAGTTAAAGTTTTTGAATCACAAAATAGTAGTTCATTTGAATTTTATGAGTATTCAGATAATATTTTGAATGTCAATAAAGATTCTACAGTTTATTATGTGGAAGAAATTGAAGATGAAAAGTATGAACTTTTCTTTGGTGATGGTGTTTTAGGAAGAAAATTAGACAATAACGAATTTATTGAGGTTAGTTATTTGGTTACGAATGGTTCTGCTACAAATGGAGCAAGAACGTTTACTTTTGCTGGTGTATTAGAAGATGTAAACGGAAATAGTAGTTACCCAGTAAATATAAGTGTTTTTAATAATCAAAGTGTTTCTGCAAATGGAGGAGAAGAAATTGAACAAATTTCCAATATTAAGTTTAATGCTCCAAAACTTTTTGGCACTCAGGATAGAGCTGTAACTGCAGAAGATTATGCTTCTATCGTGAGAAAAATATACCCTGCTATTTCTGATATTATTACATACGGAGGAGAGGAAGCAAGATTTCCCGAATACGGTAAAGTAAAAATTGTTATCAAACCAAAAAATTCAGCAAGATTGTCTTTAGCTACCAAACAAGAAATAATAAGAAAATTAAAGCCATACATGGTTGCTTCTGTAACTCCAGATATAGAAGATCCTTCAATTGTTTATATTGAGTTAACTTCTGATATATTTTATGACCGTGCAAAGACAACTCAGAAACCAGAAGAAATCCGAACTAAAGTAATTTCTTCAGTGAATCAATATATTCAATTATCTGACACAGAAAGATTTAATGGAAAATTTAGATATAGTAAAATTGTTGGAGTTATTGACAAAGCAGATAGATCAATAAATTCAAATACAACAACAATAATATTAAGAAAGGATTTTTATCCTCAGATCAATAGTCAAAGTTATTATGAAATTTGTTTTCAAAATTCTTTTGCAACTCCATGTGATGATGTAGCCATGTTTTCAACTGGTTTTGTAGTTTCCGAATATCCAGATACAACAGTGTATTTGGAAGATAAGGAAGGAAAAATTGTCCTATATAAATTAGATCCTTTATCAGGTAATAAAATTGGCTTGGATGACTCAATTGGAACTATTGATTATGAAAAAGGTGAAGTAATAATATATGATTTAACTATCATAAAAGGAACATTTGATGATAATAAAATTGAAATTAGAGTAAAGCCAAGATCAAAAGATATTGTTGCTTTAAGAAATGTATATCTTGACGTTGACCTTGCAAAAAGTAAGTTTACTGCTAATCCCGAGTAATTAGATGGCTTCAAAGAATAAGAAAATTTCTGTATTAATAGACCAACAATTACCCGGATTTATATCTTCGGAGTACGGAAATTTTTCCAAATTTGTAGAAAAATACTACGAACAGTTAGAATCTACTGGACAACCAATTGATATTATTAATAATATCACAAAATACAGTGATATTAATTACTATGAAGAAAATTTATTAAAACAATCGTCTACATTAACCTCTTCTTTAAATGATTCTAATACAACAATTGTCGTAGAAAATGCAAACTCATTTCCAAAAGAAAATGGGTATATTAAAATAGACGATGAAATTTGCTTTTATAAATCCAGAACTGACACCGAATTTTTAGATGTTTCCAGAGGAGTAAGTGGAAACACTACATTAGGTGATCTTTATTCAAAAAGTACATTTGTAACTACAAAAGCAAGTTCCCACAACTCTGGAGTTGAAGTATATAATATCAGTAATTTATTCTTGTATGCTTTTATTAAAAATTTTGAAGAACAGTATTTAGGTGCTTTTCCTGAAAAGTATCTTAAGGGAGAAGTTGATAAAAGAACCCTGATTAAAAATATTAATAAGTTCTATAAAGCGAAAGGTACTGATAAATCAATTAAATTTATATTTAATTCAATCATTTCAAGAGATCCAAGAGAATCTGTTGAATTATATAATCCAAAAGATTCTACGATTAAAGCGTCTACATCAGATTGGACAACATCGTATTCTTTAAAAGTCAAGATTCTTTCAGGAAATCCACGGGAATTAATTGGAGAAGAATTAATTCAGCAACTGGATGAAGATAAGCCAAAGATGCTTTATGCTTCTGCTATTGTAGATAATGTTATTTTTAAAGGTTCTACTTCCGAAGGAGAAATTTATGAAATTATTTTAGATCCTTCTACTATAAATGGCAAGTTTGAAATTGCTTCCAAAACTACATTAAGAAAAGCAATTCCTTCTAATTTACCAAGAGGAAGAAAGATTAATGTGGGATCTACTTTAGGTTGGAAATCAACAGGTAAAATTTTAATTGGTACTGAAGTTATTAAGTATAACTCAAAAAATTCAACTCAATTTGTTATTGATCAACGAGGTAATCCTCCATTTGCTCATGCTGAAGGTAGTGATGTATATTCTTTTACCACAGTATCTGGTAAAGGCGTCACTTTATTGACTTTGGGGGTATTATATAATCTTTTACCAGAAAATTATTCTCCATATTCTGAAGTAAATGATTTTATACAAATTAAAGGTCCTGGCTTTGAAACAAGAGATCCTATTATTTTTGATACATCTAAAAATTCTGTTAGATGGATTATTAACGAAAATAATAGTGCTCCTCAAATTTCATCCAATATTCTTTCTCAAACTTTACTTCAGGATGAATTAGCTAATGTTAGTTCAATTTATGAAGATGATCAATACTATTATATTTGTTCATCTGGGTATCCTTCTCACAACATATTAACCGAGGGAGTTGATGAAAAATTAGTTGGTCAAAATCTTCTTCGTTTGATTAGAAAAACGCCAATTACGACTGCAGAAGTTTATTCCACCGGAACAAGAGATGTAGGTATTTTTGTTGATGGCACAATAGCATTTAATCACAAAGATGACAAGTATATTGATTTTGGTAAAATTACTAAAATTAATGTTACTAATAGTGGTTTTGGATATAAAAATCCCCCATTTGTATTAATTAATGGTCAACTAAGAAAAGCTCGTGCTATTCTTGCAGGAGAATTTGTAGAATCTATTATAATTGATACTACAGAATCTTTCAGTTCAATTCCTAAAATTGAAATAACAGCAGGAAAAAATGCGGTAATTGAGCCAGTTGTGACTGGTGGATCTATTTCAAGTTTAATAATTAAAAATCCTGGGCAATATTACTCAGCTCCCCCAATTATTAGAATTAGTGATCTTGCAGGCAAAGGTAAATTTGCAGATTATAAAGCAGTAGTATCTCCAAGAGGAGAAATTACTGAGTTAATTAAAATTGATGGTGGAAAATTTTACACAAAAGAAAATGTAATTATTGAAGTTATTGAAAATGCTCGTAGATCAGAAGCAAAAGCAACTGCCGAGATAGAAAAATGGTATTTTGATAGATTAAAAAAATATCAATCTAAATTAGATATTAGTTATGGTTATGCTTTTAAAACATTTGATAGTGTTTTAAATTCAACTGAAGAATATTATTATGGTAGAGTTGCTAATCCAAAGCAACTTAGAATTGCTTTAAATGATAATCTTTTATCTACATTTCAAGAAACACAAGAAAAAACACATTCTCCTATACTTGGTTTTGCGTATGACGGTGTACCAATTTATGGACCATATGGCTATTCAGATCCAACAAATTCTTCTTCTGAAATAACAAAAATTTCTTCCGGATACATTTTAAAATCTTCCAGACTTGGTGGTCCTCCCATAGGTAGGTATTCTTTAGGAACTTTCATTGAAGATTATGAATGGAGACCTTCAGTAAATACAGGAAAAACCGAACTTGATGAAAATAATGGAAGATTTTGCGTAACACCAGATTATCCAAATGGAATTTACGCATACTTTTTGACTATTGACTCCAATAATAATCCAGTTTTTCCATATATTTTAGGAAAAAATTATTACTCATTACCAGTAGACTCAAATTTTAATTCAAATATTTCGCAATCAGATCTTCCCGTAACAGCAAAAAGATTAAAAACTTCAAAAATTGAAAACAATGGCAATGGAGTAATTGCTACCATTAATAGTGTTAGTAAAGGTGGTATTTTTGAAGCAGATATACAAGAATCAACAGATAATTTTAAAGTTGGTTCTATTATACGAGTTAATAATACAGGAACCGAAGGAACTGGAGTAACTGCATCAGTAAGTTCATTAACAGGTAAAAATGTTCTTTCTCTTGAAGCAATACAAACAAAAGCAACTGAAATTAAAACTTTACAAACAGCATATTATTTTGAAGAAGATATAATTACTCAAGAATCTACTGGAGCATCTGGTATTCTTATTGGTGATGTTATCAATGATAATCAATTAGTTTTAAGAAATGTTCAAGGAACTTTTGTTCCCCAAGAAGAAATAAAATCTACTATTAATGTAATTAATTTAGTATTAGATCAAAATTCTTCTTTTACTGTAGATAGTGTAATAATATTATTTGATGGTCTTAGTGCTCCAGTTGCTACTGGACAAGCATTAGAAACTACAAATAATCAAAATAGTATTCGCATCAAAGTTATTAGCGGAGAATTTATATTAAATAATACTTTATTTTTAAAAAGTAATAATTTAAGTGATACAGTAGGCTCTAAAATTATTTCAATAAACTCGTTGAGTTTTGGTATTATTCCAAATTCAATCAACGAAAATATAGCTATTGTTGAAACTGAGGACAATCATAATTCAACTATTGGGGATAAAATTGTTATTGATGTTAATCCAGACGACAATTTAACTGAAACAGACTATTATATAAGAAAAAGATATTATCAAAAAATCTCATTACGTTCGCCAAAGGTAATCAAAAGAATTACTGATACTGGTATAGGTAGTTTAGATTTAATGAATAGTGGCGTTGATTATGAAATTGGGACGTACACAAATGTTGAATTAATTTTTCAAAATTCAACAACTTTAAGAAGAGAAATTGGATTGCCAGGAAATTCTGGAAATGCCAGAGCAACCATTGTTGTTTCTGGTTCTAATGATTCATTGTATGGTGGCGTAACTCAAATTATTTTTACTGATAAAGGTGCTGGTTACAGAAAAGGCGATATACTTACGGTTGCAGATTCTGATTTAAATAGATTATCTTCAAGTATTTCTACTCAAAGATTGTCATTACTTGTAGATCACGTAGGGTTTTCTAATCAAAATAATCAACTTTATTTAAACTCTGTTAGCAATATTTCAAATCAAGATTTACTTCAAATTGATAGCGAAATTGTTGAAGTTATTAGCGTAAATGAAACTTTGAAATCTGTTGATGTTCTTCGTGGAAAAAATAACACAAGAATTGTAAATCATTACAATGATGCAGAAGTAAGTATTGTAAACTCTCGGTATAGATTTGAAGTAGGACAAAGAATTAAAGGTGACGGAATTAATGATCCATATGTAGTTTCATATGACCCATTATCACAAGAGCTTATTTTACAATTTGATTATGCTTCAAGTTCGCCAAATGAAATTGTTCGTAGTAATACTTTTTTTGATTCAAGTTTTCCTGAAAAATTAGTATCAGTTTCGTCAACAAATAATGTAGAATATAGATTAGAATTTTCTAAAGATAATATTAATTTTCAATCAAATCCAGTTATACAAATTCAAAAATATTACAAGTATAGATTTGATGTGAGTCATTTTTCTATGCTTGACACTTATTTGGATTTTTCTACCAGTTTAAATTATAATATTTTTACAGAAGAAAAGTCGGTAAGTGATATTGCTCCAGGAAATCCAGGTTCATTTATTTCAATAAAACTTGGTTTTGGTCCAAATATTGCAACAAATACATTTGAGCAAAAGAAACCTATTAACTTTACTAATTATTTTTATTTTATTAAAGTATCTGATGTAAACACACAAAATTCTTTTTTAAATGTTGTTGATGATCCATTAACTGGAGAAAAAGAAATTTTATATGCTACAAATAAAAGATTTGTTTATCAATTAGATGGCATACCAGAATATGATGGAACAGGTACAATTAAATATACAACATCTTCCAAGTTTGCAATTGGCAAAATTCAAAGTGTAACAATTGAAAATTTTGGCGAAAATTATAGTAGAATTCCAACAATCTATGGTGTAGATGTTGCACAGGAATATGAAGCTACAGTTGACGTAATTTATGATGCCGTAGACAAAAAAATTAAGTCTATAGCTGTATTAAATGAAGGAAAAAATTATTCTAAACCAAAAGCATTAGTTGTTGATGGGGATGGAAAAGAAGTAGAATTCAATACTATTGTAGAAAATGGATCTATTAAAAAAGTTACTGTAACTAATGAGGGAAATAATTACACATATAAACCAACAGTAAAAATAATTGAAACTGATGTTAAATTATTTTTTATGAGTAACAATATTGGTTTACCTGAAACAGTGAGTATTATTGAAAATGGTTTTGGATTTCACGCAGATAAAACATTATATTATAATTTTGAAGCCCCAACAGTTTTATTATTAGAAAATTTTGAAGATAATTCATTTTCAATTGGAGAAAAAATTATACAAAGTAATAACGGAATACAAATTTTTTCTGCCGTTGTTACAAAAAATGGTTATAAAAATGGTAGTAATATTCTTCGTATTGAAAAAATAAATGGCATTATTGATGAAACTTTACCTATTAGAGGTGTAGTTAAAAATAAAACAGCAAATATAAAAGCTATATTATCAACAAAATTTAATGCTGACATTAGGGCATATTTTGATAATCAGGGAAGATTTTCTTCGGATAGAGGAAAGATTAGTGTATCTTCGCAAAAGATAACCGATTCATTCTTTTATCAAGATTATTCATATGTGGTTAAATCAAAAACTTCAATTAATACTTGGAGAGATTTAATTAAAGATACTGTTCACCCAGCAGGATTTGAGCTATTCGGAGAGGTTTTAGTTGAAAGTGATGGCAACACATCCATGCCAGCTGATATTGAAAATAACAAAACAGAATCTATAACATTTATTAATTTGGGGACAAAAAATATATCCGTAATTGATACTAATAGGTACTTAACAGAATCTTTTGTCTCATTAAATTCACTGAATATTCAAAGAGGACTTGGTTCTATATCAATAGATACGTTTGATGCGTCAGAAACAGTTGCTGGGGATTTTATTCTTTCCACTCCATTCACTGGTAGATTAGATACTTATGACGGTCAACCAATAGGCGCCACAGTATTTACCATGATTGATAAAAAATCTGGTTTACCGTTGGTAGCTTACAATGAACAACAATTAATTATAACCATTGATGGAGTTTTACAAGAGCCAGGAAAAGCATTTAAAATTAATGGTTCTCAGATAACATTTGACGCTCCTCCGTTTGGAGATTCGTTAACTGAGGGACAAGAAATTAAAGGACAAAAATTTTATGGTAG